GGGGGTTATATATGAGGGGTCGCAAAAAAATAGCACATCTCTTAAAAGGAGTGTGCTTTTGCTACGCCAGACGGTAAGGGTTTTGACCTATACGGGGCAAGTATAAAATAAAATATATTTATCCTTTTAGTTTTGCAATATTATTCCGAACTTTCCACATGAAAACCTATACACTTGTTATCCGTTTTAATGAAAAAACAGAAGAGCTTGAATCCATAGAGGAACGCATCTCGATAGAGGAAGAGCCCCTCGCTATTACTGCCAGCCCAGAGGTAATGGAAAAGATAGATGAGGCTAATCTTATAGAGAGAGTTCTAGTCCCTTATCCAGGCGAGTGCGTAGGCGAAGCTTAGTGCGTAAATATAAAATTGGCAAGACATTTCATCCAGTTTTTGAAGACGAAGAGGAAATCCCTGAAAATATAAGAATTATTGAAAATTGGCGTGAAGGCGAACTCGGCGACTGGATAAAGGCTGATGATGGGAATGTTATCCAGGCTCTTAGAGTAAATAAGGTAATGAACCAGGGTAAGTATCCTATCAAATATATTGGGACTTGTACTGGAACTTATCTTTGCCGAGATAGTGATAAAATGGATACTGAGAAAAGGGAGAATATTTATACTTTTTCCGCAAGGGCATCTAATAATACAGCCAAGCGCATAAAAACAAGAAATTATCTTACTGCTAATGAAGCTGCCTTTTCAAAGTTCATTGCAAACGGATTTTCACCCCAAGAAGCCTACAAAAAAGCATTTGGTACCGAAAATAATCAATATGCTAAAATGAAATCTGCCGTCCTAGTAAAACAGGAGAGAGTTGTGAGTGCTGTAAAAGAAGAAGTAGATGAAGTCCTAAAGGGGTTGGGCGTAGATCTTAATTACCTTATAAAGGGTGTCAAGTTAGAAGCTGAGAATGCAGATAGGTCAAACGATAGACTAAAAGCCTTCTCAATGTTATGGGATGCTGCCGAAGTTATACCAAAACAAAAGGTTACCCAGCTTACTGGAGCTGTATTCCAAGGATTCTCTGATAATATGCTGGAATCCGCAAAAAGAAAACCCGAATTAACAGGTGAAGTAGCCAATGCCCCCACCAAAGAATAGATTAGAGGAAATTCTAAAAATTTTGGACGCACAGCGTCCTGTAAGTGCTCCTACCGATGCTACTCGCACATCTGTTGGTCAGATGCGTGAGGCTAGATACCCAGGTTACCCTCAGAAAATGTCAGCTGCTAAAAGAAAAAAGACGTGGGGAGAAAAGACAGTTGATTTTATTGGTCCCTCTCATCATAAAGATCCAATAAGGGCTGCTGAACAAGAACGAGGCGTTAGAGAGACTGTTGATTTCTTAACTCCTAATTCTTGGTGGGAGGCTGCTCTCTATGGTCTTGGCGGCGGTTATAAGGCTACTCAGTTTCTTGGAAGAAGAGCTGCTGCGAATCTTATGCTTCCTGTTGGTTATGAAAGTGCTCCCAAGTTAGCTGCTCTTAAAAAAATGATAAAGGAAGAGCCACTTAAAGCAGCAAGGGGGATAATAGCTGATATCCCCGTAGAACCTGAGGTAGTTAGATATATGCAACATGGCGATGAGGCAGGGATTGCCTTAGCGGAAAGGCTTTATTCTCTTAGAAGATCTATGGGGATGACTGAAGTGCCGAGAGGATTGCAAAAAGGTACTTTGTCTAATCTGTTTTCTACTAAAAAAACTAAAATTGGAGGCTCACCTTCGAAAGACGATATATATAAAGGATTGATAAGGTTTCATAATGTAGGGATGCAGAAAATTTACGATAAGGCTCTTAAGAATATTATCAGTTATGAAATGAAGAATCCTAAAACTGGAGAAATGATACCTTACGCTGCCTGGAAAAAATTAAATCCAAGGCGAAAGAATTTATTGAAAGAAGCTGGTTGGGGCAAGACCTCTGTGCAGGGAGATGACGTAATGGGCGGTTTCCAAAATATAAATCTATCAAGTAAAGTAAACACCCCGATAAAGGGAGCAAAATATAAAAGATCTCTCTTTGAAGACACATGGAATATGGACCCTAAATTAAAAGAAATTCTTTTTAGTAAGAAGGGTGGTGGGTATCAGGACAGTTGGGGTACTGAGGTTTCTGTTAGACAGTTACTAAAACAGGGAATGCCTTTAAAGAAGGCTCTGGCTGGCGCAAGACATGGGACTTTTGGTGTAAAGAGTCATGCCTTAAGATCTTTTATGGATAAAGTATTAATGAAGAAGCCCATGGTGTGGAAAGGTGAATACGGAAGGCTGGTTATGCCTAAAAGCGTAGATCTCCCGATGAAGATGCATAAAACTGGAGAAGCTTTTAAAATTAAACGGGTACTTGATCCAAATAAAATACCATTACACGAATTGAATAAAATTAATCAACAGGTAAAACGCAACCCGAAGCAGATACTTACTAGTCTTGGCAAAGATGGGAAGATTAGATTAATGGAACGTGGTCCTGGAAGCGAAAAACAATTAGATTGGGGAGCTAAGGTTAAAAAACATGTAGACGATGCGTATAGGGAAAATCCATCCTATACTGGATTTCAGAGATTCAATTTTGGTAAAAAGTAGTAATGGTTGACTCCAATCTCTTCGGTATATATGCCGAATATGGGGCAGTAGGAATAATAGTAATTTTATTTGCTATGATGATAATAAATTTAATTAAAAGTCAAAAAGTACAAAATGAAGATTTAGATAGTATTCGACAGTCTATCGCTAAAGCGGAGACTAAAATGGCAAATGTCGAATCAATTGTTTTAAAAATGTTAGATAGGTGGAATAAATCAGATGATACAAGTCAAAGGCATAGAGAAGATATCGTCAAAGAATTAAATGACGTTACAGATGATTTAGCTTATTTAAAAGGTAGGATAAATGGGAAGGAGCTATAATGCTTAAAAAAATGATCGGAAGGTTAGTAAAAAAAATGGGTATGGTTAAACTTATTATAATGATAGGAGATCATGCTGTTAAAGCTAGCAAATCAAAGAAAGATGATAAAATTTGGGCTGAAGTAAAAGAATTGCTTGAAACTTTAGCTTGAATATAAATACCCAGAATGTAAGTAAGGCTGAGGAGGCTTTACTAGAGTCGTCAAAGGATATGTTGGCATTTGGGAAGTTATTTCTCCCAGATGACTATTTGAGATCTGAAACACCATGGTTTCATTATGAGATATCAGATTCAATAATGGATAAGGAAGTGAAACAGTTGGCTGTTATTATGCCACGTGGTCATGGTAAAACTGTTTTGACTAAGTGCGATATTCTATGGTCATTTTTGTTTACCAGGGATGAACCTTTGTTTTACGGGTGGGTATCCGCAACTGCGAAGCTTGCCACTGGTAATATGGATTATATAAAGCATCATTTAGAGTTCAATGATAGAATATTGTATTATTTTGGCGATTTAAAAGGCAGAAAATGGACAGAGGAAGATATAGAACTTAGTACTGGTCACAAGCTTTTGTGCAAATCAAACATATCAGGCATTCGTGGCGGAGCAAAGCTTCATAAGCGTTATGACTTGATTATACTGGATGACTTCGAAGATGAAAATAATACAATTACTCCTGAGGCTAGAGCGAAGAACGCAAACCTTATCACTGCGGTTGTTTATCCTGCTCTGGAGCCTCATACTGGCAGGTTGCGGATTAATGGTACTCCTGTGCATTATGATTCCTTTATTAATAATTTATTGACCAACCATGAAAGATCAGTAAAAAATAAAGAAGATTTTGCCTGGACTGTTAAAACATATAAAGCATTAGACGAAAAAGGGAACGCGCTTTGGGACTCTTGGTTCCCAGCGAAAAAGCTAAAGGAAAAGAAGAAATTCTATCAGGATTCTGGACAGTCTCAAAAATTCTATCAAGAATACATGATGGAAGTCCAAAGTGCCGAAGATTCTATTTTTAGTATGAAACATGTTAAGTATTGGGAGGGGAGCCACTTATATGATGACAAGACTGGAATAAATTTTATTATTGCTGATGACGACGCTATCCCTGTGAATATTTTTTGCGGTGTTGACCCAGCAACAGATTCTTTTAGGAGAGATTCAGATTTTTCTGTTATTATGGTAGTTGCTGTTGATGAAAATAACAATATTTACGTCTTAGATTATATAAGAGAGCGTGGGTTACCTGTTTTGGGTATCCCTGGTGAACCAAAAGAAGGGATTGTTGACAAAATGTTTAATTTATCAGCAATTTATCATCCGTCACTTTTTGTAGTCGAAGATACTACAATGTCACGTCCAGTTTTCCAGGCTTTAATGTCAGAATCCAGACGAAGAAATGATTTTACGGTAAGGTGGCGTGAGGAAAAACCTGGAACAAGACAAAGTAAATTAGATAGGATACAAGGGGTATTAGCTCAACGAATGACAATAGGATCTATAAAAATTAAAAAAAGTCATTATGATTTACAACATGAAATTGTTACATTCGGACCACGCATGGCGCATGATGACACCATCGATGCGCTTGCTTATGCTGTAAAATTTGCTTACCCGCCTAAAAATATTGCTGTCTCAAAGGATGGCATTCGTCGTAAAAAACAAAAATCGCCCAAAAATTGGATAATAGCATAGGTGAACATTGGCAAAAAGAACAGATAAAACAGCAGATCGGGTAAAACAGTTATACGACTCTATAAATGGTTCTTTTAGAGAATCTTGGGAAAGAGTTAACCAGGAAGGGCACGATTTTTATCTTGATAATCAGCTCTCTGCAAAAGAAAAAGCAAGTCTGGAAGAAACTGGAATGCCCACCTTTACGATTAATAGGGTTATACCTGTTGTTGAAATGCTTAATTATTATGCGACGGCTTCCAATCCAAGGTGGCAAGCGGTGGGGGCTGAGGGTAGCGATTCTGGCGTAGCAGCTGTATTCTCTGATATTGCTGATTATATATGGAATGGATCTAATGGGCAGGCGCTATATTCTAATGTTGTAAACGATGCTATAACTAAAAGCGTTGGATACTTACTTGTGACGGTAGATTCGAATGCCGATATGGGGATGGGCGAAGTTGTTATTCAGCAGCCAGAGCCTTTTGATATATATATAGACCCAAAAAGTCGAGACCCATTATTTAGAGATGCTGCTCATGTTATGATTCGCAAAGTTTTTACCCGCACTCAATTATTGAAAACATATCCACAGTATGCTGCTGGGATTAAAAGGGCATCTGGTCGTTTTGGTGAAGAGCAAGGCTATTCTGTGAATGCGACTAATACGGGCGATTTCCAATATAAGGATATTAGAGAGGGTTATGATAAAGATGGCGGTATTGATGATCTAGTTGAATTATTTGAGCTTTATGAGAAAGAGCAGATTGCTTATTATAATGTTTTTTATAGAGTTGTCCCTCCACCTGAAGAGATGAAAAAGATTAAAGATAATGTTCGGGTACAGTTGGAAGAAATGAAGAAAGAGATGTCTGTTGAGATGAAAGAATTGCAGGCAAAACTTGCTGAAGCAGTAGAAGCCGAAGAAATGCTTCCAGAAAGAATGGCTCTTGAATTGGAAAAAAAGGGGAAGATGAATAGTCAGCAGTTGCAATCAGCGGAACAGCAAATGACTGCTGAAGCTCAAAAGGCTGCAAGTATTGTCAAAAACAATGTTGTAACTGCAAAAGAATATAAAATTTTACTAAAAGATAAAGAATTTGTGTCAATGATTGTTGATTCTGTTAAGTTTTTTAAGCCTGCAATAAAACAAAGTTGTGTAGCTGGTGATGTGACTTTGTATGAAAAAAATCTCCCTATAGAGCATTATCCCTTAGTGCCGTTTACTTATAAGTGGTCTGGGACACCGTTTCCAATGAGCGCTGTGAGTCCCTTAGTCGGGAAACAGCGTGAGATTAATAAGGCGCACCAGCTTATGATTCACAACGCTTCATTGGGATCTTCTCTTAGATGGATGTACTTTGAAGGATCTATTGATACTGATTATTGGGAAAAGAATGCCACTGCCCCAGGCGCATTGCTCCCAGTTAACCAAGGGTTTGATCAGCCAAAAGAGGTCCAACCTGCATCCTTAAACAATGCATTTTTCCAAATTGTCCAGGCTGGGAAAAGCGATATGGAATATTTGGCTGGGATATATTCGTCTGCTCAGGGGGACACCCAACAGCAGCATGACACATATCGTGGGATGCTTGCGTTGGATGAATATGGAACTAGAAGGGTTAAACAATGGTTAAAGAGTAGTATAGAACCAGCTCTTAAACAACTTGGAGAAGTGGTAAAACAATATTCACAAGCAGTGTATAAAACACATAAAGTATTTAGAATTGTTCAGCCAAATGCTCTTCAGGAAGAAAAAGAAGCCGAAATAAATATCCCAATTTTCAATGATATGGGAGATGCTATTGGTAAGTGGAACGATTATGGTTCAGCAAAATTTGATGTAAGAATTGTAGCAGGTAGTACGCTGCCTGTGAACCGATGGGCATATCTATCGGAATTAAAAGAACTGATGAAACTGGGAGTAGTGGACGATTTAGCTGTTCTCGCTGAGACGGATATTAAAGATAAAACAGCGATTGCAAAGCGAAAAAGTTTATATTCTCAGATGCAAGAAGCCATTAAAGGTCTTGAGGAACAACTTAAGGACAAAAGTGGCACTATCGAGACTCTTGAACGACAACTTGTTCAGGCAGGTATCAAGGATAAAGTCAGATCGGTAGAATCAGAGATTCGCAAGGGAGCAGTGCGGGCGCAAGGACGTATGTCTTTAACCGCCGATAAAGCACAAGCTGGTGCGGAGATCCAAAAACAAAAAGCTCAATTAGAGCTTGATAAAAAAAAGCAATCAAGGAGTGAAAATGGCACAAGAGAATAAACCAGAAAACTCTGCTAGAGAACAAACACTTAACCCTGAGGTTGATTTAACTCAGGAAAGTGGAGTTGCAGTAGACTCTGGAGATTTTTTCGAATCATTGGACCGTGAGGTGAACGGGATGATTCTTGATAGTAATACAGTCGACGATGTTGAAGAACAGGTAACTCAACCATTGGTTGACCCTAGTGTTAATGTTGGAACTGACGATCACCAGCACGATTGGGAGAAGAGATACAAAGACTCCTCAAGAGAGGCGCAAAAGATGAAAGAGCGTCTTGATGAAGTATCTGAGTTTTCTCCTCTTATTGATCGGCTAAAAGAAGACACGGGAATGGTAGACGTAATAAGACAATACGTTGAAGGTGGCAATAGTCCACAAGACGTAAAGCAGGCGCTCGACCTCCCAGAGGATTTTGTATTTGATCTAGACGAAGCCGTAACAGATAAGAATTCCATGAGCGCAAAAGCGTTGGAACATACTATCTCAGGCGTTGTGGATCACCGTGTCAATACTAGGCTCCAGCAAGACAATCAGGCTCGAAAGCAGGATATGCGAAAGAGTCAAAAAGCAAATGAGGCGAAAGAGTTCCAGGAACGAATGAACATGTCAAATGAAGACTATACTGATATGATGAATTGGGCAAATAAGCATGAAACATCATTGGAAGATATTTATTATTTGCAGAATCGTGACTCCAGGGACCAAAAAGTTGCTAAAGGTGCGAAAAATGAAGTGCTGAAGCAGATGAAATCTGTTCGGGATATTCCAACTAGTGTTTCTAATCATAATGCTACTGTTGTTGACGTTAAACACGATGATATGGTGTTTGACTCTCTAAAAACTGTAGATGAAGGATTGGAAGGATTATTTACATTGGATAATTAGAAGTGCCTCTGTCATAAATGAAAGTAGAGGCTTATAATGGCTGACAATCCGTTAACCCTTTCAACCCATGCACAGGCACAGGTTGAATCTACGTTCAATACAGGTGATCTCAGGAGACGATATGACTTCTCAAGTAGAGTCTCGGAGCTAGCTCCAGACCAAACTCCTTTTTTCAGGGTATTGAGCAAGGTGGCTAAAAAAGCCACAACTGATCCAGAATTTAAAACTCTGGAACAAAGATCCATGTGGCACAAGCGTTATGCTTATGCAGTAGCATTGGATCTAAATGGTGCTGCTCCTGGCAGCGGTGATAATGATAGTGATTATGCAGACTTTGCATTTGCATCTGGCGACTTACAAGCTGGTGACGAAATGAATGTTAAGTTTGAAACTGATTATCTATCTGCTGGTAATGTTCAGAATATTCTTGGACAAACTGGTACTGCTGTTGGCGCATCTGGTACTAAACCAATTTTCTTTTTAGAAAATCAAATGGTTAAAATCCCAGTTCGTAAAGTGGCGGCTGCTAATATAGCAGATGATACAGTTCCAACTGTTTATGTTGATGACTATATGGTTGTGAAGATCCAAAACCTTGGAGTTCCAGCTGCTAGTCCTGACGCAGAAGCTATTTACGCTAAATGTATTGTAGTTCGTGGCATCGCAGCTGGTTCAGATCATGTAACATTACCTGATGTACAGTATGAGTCAACAGGAACAACCTGGGAAGCAAATGCTGGGACTTCAGGTCTTGCAGAAAAAGACAAATGTTATGTCATTGGTTCGGCACATGCTGAAGGTTCTGGATTCCCAGATACCTACAAAGATACTCCTTATAAAGATGTAGTTAGTTATACCCAAATCTGGAAAACCACCATGCAAATGACAAATACTGCTCGGGCAACTGAGTTGAAATTGGCACGTGATGAATGGGCTCGGGTTTGGAAAAACAAACTCATCGAACATAAGTGGGATATCGAAACAGATCTTTTGTTCTCATCAAAGTACAAAGACTCTGCTGGTGTACGCTACACAGCTGGTATTGTTGACTATATATTATCAAGTGGTAATGTATTTTCAATTGATCTAGGGAGTAGTGGCACAACTTCTGATGATTTTCTTCAGAATATGAGTGACTTCATGGATCCTAGATATAATAGCTCTAATGCTACTATGTTTATGTGTGATACTGCGACTTATAACTGGTTACATAAATTAGGCGGATTCCAAAAGAATGACGTTGAAATTAGTAGTCAGTTTAGGTTTGATTTTGCTGTAACAGGCAAGAAAAAGTTATTTGGTTTACCAGTAACTCAGATCACAACTCCTTATGGCGACATGAATGTTGTTCGTAATGTCCATCTTGATGGATCTCCAGTTAGAATTGTAGCTGTTAACTTGAAGCACGTATCTTATCGACCATTGGTTGGTAACGGTGTGAATCGTGACACTTCAGTTTATGTTGGTGTTCAAAGTCTAGAAAACACGGGTGTTGACCGCAGAATCGACCTCATACAGACCGAAGCTGGTCTAGAGATCGTTATGCCAGAAGCACACGCTGTTTGGAAATAATGATTCTTAAGGGGGGACCTCTGATACAAGTCCCCCCACTAATCAAAGGGAAATAATATGGCAACGCTTGCAGTACAAATAGAAGCTTTGGCTGGCACAGCAGATAATGCTCTTCAATGGGCAAATGATGGGATATCGGCAGTTATTGATAGGGTTCTTGTCTTAGATCCTGAATCGTCTTATTTATTTGCAACAAATATTGACGATACAACCTCTATTGATATTAGCGATAGAAGGCACATTATAAGTGTCGCTAGGGGGAGTAAAATAGCAACTGAAATACCAGCAGAAAAACGATTTGCAGCTGCCGAAATTGATTCGTTACAAAAAGCTACAAATGATTACCCTCAATATTATTATTTGAATCAAACCATTCAAGTCTTACCTGCGGGAAGTATATCCGTTAGTAAGGTAGATTGCACCACTCTATCAAATTTAAATGGCAGTACAATTAGCAACTTTCCACTAAGTCTAATCCCACTTGTTGTTAATTATGCAGCTATGAAATCATTACAAGAAAAGATGGTCGGCTATACGGGACTTTCAGGATTGGTTCTCTCTTTACCTTCTATACCTCCTCAACCTACGTTGTCTTTCTCTATTGCTGACGGCATAACTGCCGTAAGTAATGTGGGCGACGTATCTTTACCTGAATATGTTTCTGTAGCCGACCCATCAATTAGTGCATTAGATCTAAGTTCGGTTACGGCTCCAATATCTCCTTCTGTTCCATCTTTTACATATACTGATGCTGCGTTGCAGGAAAGAGCAGAGCAGTTGGTGTTGTCATTATCGGGAACAGTCCCCGTTTATACAAAACCTAATTTTGTAGCCCCAGTGCTTACTGGGATTGAGAGTCTTTCTTTACCAGCTGCTCCCATTGCTCCAGGTGACCCAGATTATTCAACTGCATATGTAAGTGCATCTTTACAAGAAGCATTTTCTGAGGGTTCTATTCTTGGAGAATCTGTTGCTCCGACTTATACTCCTCCATCTTTTACCCCAATTGATTTTCCTACGATTACATCTTTGATTGAGACGGAAGAGGATATTGAACTTGCGCAAGTGAAGATTACAGAAGAGCAAATGAAAGTCACTGAGTTTTCAAGCAAGGTTCAGGATAATCTAAATTCATTTAACAAGGAAAATGCAGAATATCAGATTACTTATCAGAAAGCTGCTGCAGAATATCAGAGTAAAGTTGGTCGTGAGATGGAAGAAATGCGGTTATCGACTAATATAGACATACAGAATCAAGCAAAATTATTAGAAAAGAATATTTCTGAGTATAATTCAAAGATCCAAAGATATGGTCAAAGTCTTGCTCAATATCAGCAAGATGTTAATTCCACAGTTCAAGAATTTACATTTAACAATATACAGACTACATTCCAGGAATGGGTCACAGAGTATGGAAATAAACTTCAACAGTATCAGGTAGATGCTCAAAGTCAGTTAAATGAATTCAATTCTGACAATACCAGTTTTCAAGCAGATGTCCAGAAGGATATTCAGAATTTTCAGGCAGATGCTGGCAGAAGGCTTCAGTTAATGCAGCAGTCTACAAATATTGATGTCCAGAATAAGGCTAAATCTCTTGAGAAGGAAATAAGCGAATATGGATCCAGACTTCAGAAGTATACTGGGGACTTACAACAGTATCAGGCTGACGTAGGAAAGACTGTCCAGGAATGGTCTTTAAACAATTTAAGTTTTAAGCTTGCAAAGTGGCAGGCAGACATTGGTGAAAATTTAAACGAATATCAGGCAAAGGTTGCTTCTACAGTACAGAAGTATTCAGCGGATATATCCAGAATGGGTGCTTTTACCCAAACTGAAGCTAATAAACTGGCAGCTGTATTGCAGAAGAAGGTGGCAGAGAATAATGTAGAGTTACAGAGATTCGGTTCTGCTCTACAGGATTTTTCACAAAGGTCACAAGTGTACTTGGCAGAATACACTGCGGATCTTCAAAAGGTCCAAGTACAGTATCAGTGGTATGAAAAACAATATGCAATGGTAAGGGAGCAATATCAAAAAGGCTTTGAACCGTTCATGATAAGGAGACAACAAGATGGCGAACAGAATAGACTTCGCAGTTAGTGCGACCCCAATTAAATCAACCACTTTTGGTGTAGATTATGCTGCAAGTGATGTAACCGATCTAAGCAGTCAAGCGCATGATTATAT